AAATATATATCTGATGGAGATTATTTTGGTTGGTTTCAAGAAATGACACCTGGAGACATAATTAATAAATTAGGTAGACGTTTTAAAAAAGATGATTTTGAACACCTTAGAGAGATCTTATCTACATTCTCCGGAGCTTATGGTGGTAATGCTTGGTTAACAAATGATCAAAAAGCTTTTCCTGGTGCTTACTATGATACAAGCAAACCTTATCCTGATGGTAGACAGAATATACCTATGGAACAAGCTTATGAGACACATGTAATAGAAGATTTCATGAAGTCTAATTTTGAAAATTATTCTGTTGATCAAATAATTAATCAGTTTGGTAGAGAAAATAATGGATTAGGACAACCTAAATTGTTTAAAGTTTTAAGAGTTTATTGGAAATCACAAAAACAAATAGGCTGGTTAACTAAAATAGGTAAAGATGGTATACCTCAAGAATCTTCTTGGATTGATGAAAATTATAAAGTAACAGAAGAACCTGTATATGATTTTACAATTAATAAAGATAAAACTGTTGAAAATTTAGTTTATGGTGAACATATAGATTGGACTTGGGTTAATGAATGGAGACATGGTATTAAAATAACTCAGAATACTAATAGTACTCATTGGTCTCAATATACTGCTGGGTTTGAACCTATTTATTTAGACGGAGAACCTGTTAAGTTTCAGTTTAAAGGTAAGAGTAATCCTTATGAAAGTTATCCTCCAGTAGAAGGTTGTGAATTTAAAATAAAAGGTTTAAGACCTGTAAGTTTAATTGATTTGTTATCTCCTTATCAAATTAGTTTAAATATATGTGAAAACAGAAGTACTGGCGTTATAGTAGATAATTATGGTAAATTATTATATCATAATCAAGCAACTATACCTAGAAATAGATTAGGTGTTCAAGATAGTCAAGAAAACATTTATCATTTCTATGATGAAGTAAGACAAACTAAAATACTACCTGGTCACTTTGATAAAGAAGTTATGGCAGCTTTAGGTCCTAACGCATCTCAAGTACCACAAGTAATTGATATGTCTATTATTCAAGATGCTATAACTTACAAGACTTTAGCCAGAATGATTAAAGAAGATGCCTTAGAAACAGTAGGTGTAACTAGACAGAGATTGGGACAACAAAAAGCGTCAGAAACAGCTACTGGTGTACAAGCTGGAGTAAATTATTCTGAGAGTCAAACAGAAATGTATTTTAATCAACATAGTAATGAATTGATGCCTAGAGTATACCAACGTATGTTAGAAGCTGCACAATTTTATCACTATCAAAATAAAAACTCTAAGATATCATACAGAAATGATAGAGATGAAAATGTTTTATTAGATATAGAAGGTATAGACAATTTGCTTAGAGATTTTAATATTAAAGTAATGTCTAAACCTAGAATTAAGCAAATTAAACAAAAATTAGAGCAATTATTTTTAACTGATAATACTTTAGAAACAACAGCTTTAGATAGAGCAGAAGTTATTTATGCTGATTCAGCTGTAGAGATTATGGAGAAATTACGTAAAGCTCAAGTACGTAAAGAAGAATTAGACAATCAAAGATTTGAACAAGAAAGACAAGCTCAAGAACAAGCTGAACAAGCTGCTAAAGAATTAAGAGATATGGAATTACAACATGAATCTTCTGAAAATCAATTAGATAGAGAATCTGATACTCATATAGCTGAAATAAGAGCTCTAGGTGGTATGCAAACAGATAGCAATACTAATACTGTACCAGATGCTCAAGAGAATTTAAATTATCTTTTAAAACAAAGTCAAGTTGAAAATGCTAATACTTTAAATAATAATAAATTAGATTTTGATAAAAAGAAGCATAATGATAATGTTTCTTTAAAACAACAAGATATGTTAGCAAGACAAATAATTGAACAAAAAAAGTTAGCTGTAGCTATTGCTAATGGTCAGAAAAATGATGATAAAAAGTTAAATAGATCTATAGCTAAAAAACAAGGAGTTACTAAATAGGATATATTTCTATTAAAAACTTTACAGATTTGGAAATACAATTAAAATACATTAAAATATAATATACCAACATGGATAACGTAACACAAATGAGTGTGGATGAGATTTTAAATCAATTCACAGAAACACAATCAAACAATGCACCTGAAGTTGTAGTAACAACACCTGGTACAAATCCTTTAGACATTGCAAGTACATCAGAAACTTTTACTGAAAAAAGTGTAGATGACATTTTAAATGAAGCTTCTAAAGAAGGAATTGAAGAAAAAGATAAAGAAAAACCAGAAGAATCTAAAGAAGTTGTAGAGACTTCTACTAAAGGTAGACCTAAAGATAAATTAGATAGTGCTGAATTATCTTCAATAGAATTACTTATAAGAGAAGGGAAGATTCAACCTTGGGTTAATGAACAGAATGAAATCATTTTACCTAGTACAAAACAGGAGTTATTAGAGTTAATGGATGAAAATCTAGAGACAATAAATCAAAATTCTTTTCAAGCTGTATCAGAACAGTTTTATCAAACCAAATCTCCTGTATGGCAACAACTATTAAGATATAGTGAAACTGCTAGAAATTTAGATGAAGTTGCTCCTTTATTTGCAGCAATGCAAGATGCAGAAACAATTCAATCATTAGATTTAGAAAATGAAGCTCATCAAGAATATATTATTAAACAAAATGGACTTTTAAAAGGTTGGGATGCTGCTACTATTGATGCTGATATAGAAGACCTAAAAGAACGTGGTAAATTAAAAGAGAGAGCTGAAATGGCTAAACCAGGTTTAGATCGTTATAATGAGCAAAGAGTTCAACAAGAATTAGCTAAAAAACAACAAGAAGATCAACAAAAACAATATCTATTACAAAATCATTATAATAATGTAATAGAAAATGTAATGAATAAGAAGGAAATTGGGGGAATTAAAATGAAAGATGAACATAGACAATATGTAGCATCTACATTAGTTCCTGATGAAAGTTTAGGTGGTTTACCAATTTATACTATAATTGATAATTTATTACAAAAAGGTGATTTTGATACATTAGCTAGAATAGCACTTTTAGGAACAAATCCACAAGTACATGATACTTACTATAATACAAAAAATAGTAATGAAGTAGCAGCTGGATTACAAAGAACTCTTAGAACAGCTAATGCTCCTAAAACTGGTAGTGTTGTTAATGATGATTATACTCAGCCAAAGACTGCTACAAATTGGATAGATAAGTCCAAAAAATATCTTTAAACTTATAAAAAATAAAATATAAACATGGCTATACAAGCTGGAAACCCTATTGGTGGGGTCCTATTACACGAAACACGAGTTGAATCCCTAGGTAATCATTTAGATTTACCTTCAGTAAAAGGATTAGCAACTTATCAAAACATGACTAAAATGGGTCCTCGTGACTTATGGGCATATGCTCATATGAGTGAGACACCTTTTATGTATGAACAATTAATGGCATCAAATATTGAATTAATCAATGGTAACAAATACTCTTTTGAATTACCTACAGCTGGTACTCATGGTACTAAAGTTGTAAGTGTTGAAGCTAGTAATCCTGCTAAAATTGGTTATGGTCAAGAACCATTTAAATTGACTGTAACTAATAAGAATTTAGGTTCTCATGGTGCTCACATTACTTTTGATCCTACTTCACCATATGTTATGGAAGTTGTTGGTTTTCAAATCAAAGGTGATCAAATCACTTATGATGTAGTTTATAAAGGTTCTCATACTAAAGAAGACTTTATTCCTGCTCACTTATTTCAACCTGGTTCTCAGTTATATAAATTAGCTGGTTTCCGTTCTAAGGAATTTGGACAAGAATATGATAGCTGGCAAGCAGAAGGATACACAAATCGTGTATACTTAGGTTTCTTAACTAATACAGAGATTCAAACTCATTATCACATTACTGATCAAGCAGCTAACTTCTTTGAACATAATTCAATCTTAGACCCTAAAATGTTAATGAATTCTTTAGATAAAGTTGTAGAATACATTGGTATTGAATCACCAATTGCTTCAGGTGTTAAAAACTTTAATGATTGGATGCAAAAAGGTGGTCAACCAGGTCAAATTGGATTTAGAGCTATTGCTACTAAATATGATGATATTTCTATGCAGATCCTTAATCGTGAGAATATGAATGTTGTTGTATGGCATCCAGGTTCAATGACTGATGGTAACTCTTATGATCAACAATTTATTGCTCCTGGTATTTGGCATCAATTAGATTATTCAGGTTATAAGCGTTTTTATAACATTGAAACAATGTCTAAAGATATTATTTTATCAGCTATTCGTGAATTTGAAGCTGATAAAATCCAACAAGCTGATTATGGACAAGAAAGAGTTTATAAAATTCGTACTGGTCATGGTGGTCGTCAATTATTAAACCAAATATTTGCTGAGGAATTAAAACAAGTAACTGGATTAATTGATGCATTTCAAGCTAAACAAATTGAAGGTGATAACAAGCAAGGTTTAGATATAAATGGTGCATGGTTCCGTTCTATTACTGTTCCAGGTATTGCTAAATTAATGTTTGAAGTTGATCCATCAGATATATATTTTACATTATGTGATTTATGCCAGAAACAATGTGAATTATCTAAAAATTCTATTTTATAATCATCTTCTAATAAATCAATATGCCAAAACTCTTTTGAATTACATAAACTTTCAGTAAAAGCCTCTAACTCTAACTCTTCCATGTTAAATCTTTCACTATCAACATTTAATATATGTTGACCCCATTCTTCCATTCTATGTTTATAAGACTTAAATTTTTTATTAGCTTCTTGTAATTTCTTTACATTCTCTAATTCAGAACTATATTGATCTTTTGTTTGAGGATTAGATTCTAAAATACCTAATCTCTCTAAAGCTTGTTGTTTTAATTGTATAGCATTTTGCATCACAATATCTTCTACTAAAGATTCTTTATACTCTAATTTATCTGAAATAGATTGTGGATCTACACAAGTAATTTGCATCTTATTATCCCTTTTTAAAAACTCACCTCTTAACACATTAATTACAGGTGGAGCTAAAGGATAAAACATTTGTAGTGGATCTTTTCTACCATTCTCTACGATATCAACTAATTCATTATAATCAGAACCTTGTGTATAATCTTCTGGATCTAATATACCAGCAGCCATTTTACGATTCTTAATTACTTTTTTATGTTCTTTATTCATTTGAACCCAACCAATAGATTCAAACCAATCCATATTCCATTTAAACCAATCATTAGTTTTTTCTTCTAATGATACCATTTGCCAAGGAGATACATTCAATAAAAAATTATTGTTATTGAATTTAGTAACAGCACCTTTAATGATGTCTCGACTTGTTACTATTAACTTTTGTGTTAATTTAGCTTTTTTTGTCATTATCTTTTTAATAGATTTGTATATCTTCTACTTCTTGTAGGTAAAAGACTTGTTTGTTTCTTAATAGGTGTTGGTTTTTTCTTATCTTCTTTTTCTTCTTCGTAAATAGTCTTTTCATGATCTAATTCTCTACTAACTCCTAATATAATAGCTAATCCGGCAGATATTATTCTATCAAAGTTTCCACTATCATCACTATACAATTTTAATTCTTCTAATAACCAGTAGTCTTTTGTGATATCATAACCTCTAAGAGTCTTGACTACTTCACCTATACTATCATCTGTAGTTGTTTTATGGAAAGTTTCAATTTCACTGTCTATATGTTCATATAAAGCAGCTTTTATTTTTTTTATTAATTCTTTATCATTACCAGAATACACACCATATTCATCATTTTTCCATCCTGTAGCATCTAAATCTTTATTAAAAGGCATTTCACTCCTTCTAGCTATTAAATGAGAAAAACCTTTATCCCTACAGTAATTAATAAAATTAGGTCTATTTCTCTCACAAGCAGCTAAAGCTTTATATTTTCTAAGTAACAACAAACCTTGCTCATTATGATCTTTAGGATTATTAAATCTACCTGCATAAGTAGCTACAATCCTACCTCTTTCATAAGACACTTCTTTAGTACCATCACCCTTAATCTTAATAATTCTACAACCCCTTTTATAAATATGTATTGTAGTTAAAGATTCTGAAGTATCAGTATATCCAACTTCAACACTATCAACACCCGCAAAAAAAGTACCAGGCTCTACATCATCTTCAGGTTCTTCCCATATAGTAACACAACCTCTCTTATCTACCTGTTTTGCTTCTACAGGATATCTCATAGGTGTAGGTCTATCGTGTTCTGGAAAAGAACTTAGAGGTTTTAATACTATTTCACCTTTACTATTAATCTCTAATAAACCTTGTTTTTCCTCCCAATCACCATTTTCTTTTAATATCTCAATTGTCTTTTGTCTACGTTCTATTCGTTGAACATTAAAGAAAGAAACATTTCTCCAAGCAAATGCTTCTTTAACTGTCTTAGGATTCTGAGATCTTTTTAATACATAATCAGTTGGTGGTAATAATTTCCATTGCTCTTCTGATACTTTAAGTAACTCTAAAGCTTTTTCAACTAAACTGTTACCAAATTCGTCAACTGCTTCAGGCATACCATATTGAGCAGGGATAAATAAACCATAATCTTTAACTACATTAGTTTCATCTACCCACTTGCAAGGGACTTTAAACATCTCATAGGTATCTGGATACTGTAAGAAATTCTTTAAAGGTTCACATTGAGTTAAATCTCCTACAGAACCTCCTATGTGAAAACTACCAACTTTAGATAAACCACTCTCTAATGCGGGATTTAAATATTGTAAAGTTGTATTAGCTTTTGGAGCTACACCACCTTCTTCATGCCAAATCCAGAATGCAGCACCACCAACACCACTTGTAGGATCATGAACTAAAGGTTTTGCTGATAATGTAGATTCATTACCTTTTGTACCCCATTGACCTTTTTTAACGAAACACTTTTCTTTTTGTTGTATTTTAGGATACTCAGCTGGTGTAAATATTCTAATCCAATCTGTATTGGCATTAAGGTGATTTCTGATAGCATCTAACATTTTCCAAGAACCATCAACAGCATTTAGATAATAATCAGAAGAAGCAAACCATTTAATAGTTTTTTTATTTTCAAACCATATATAATTTAAAGATTTTGCTACATGACAATTAGAATATGCCATTTGCCTTCTTTTAAGTACACATGAATGTAAATGATAACATTCAGCTATTTTTTCATAAAGCATCATATGTAACTGAACATCACGAATACTCATAAATGTTTCAGTACTACCTTTCTCTTTATTTAATATAGGACAAAAATTTAATAAAAAATAATAATCTCTTGTTAAATACCAAGTTTTTTCTTTATGTTTCCATATAACACCTAATCTACATTTTAATTTCTCTTCATCCCAATAGTTATTATATTCAGTTGTACCAAAACTATAATCCGTATAACTACCTTTTTCTGTAAATTCTCTACCTTGCTTATCAAAATCTTTTGTAGATATATCTAAAAAATATTCTCCAGGTTCTTTAAAACAAGTGCTAAATAAGAAATCTCCAAATTCTTTTTGATTATCAAAAGATGTTGTAGACCAAGTATCAGTCTCATAAGTATAAGTAGGTATTTTTTTACAAGGTACAAACATTATTCTAATTCATCTTCTTTACCAGTAGCAGAACGTCTATCTGTATCTGTTCTACCACCTCTTAGGGAAATTATAGCCATTTCCTCTTTTAACTCTTTATAAGATTCATGTTGTTCTTTATTCAACTCTTTAAATGATTCTAAAGCTTTTTTAATTTCACCCATATTACCATCCTCTTTTCTTAAAGAAACTTCAGTATATTCCATCTCTTTAATAAGTTTTTCATACATAACTTTAATAGCCTTATATGCTTTATACTTAGGAGTTTCATATAACTCACCCACTAAATCTAAAGCTTGTTCTATGATATCATCCTCTAAATCTACTATAGTTTCTAACTCCGGATAAGTACTCCTTAATACAGTTTCATATTTGTTCTCTTCAGCTATATTAGCAAAAGGATTTTCTTCAGGATTTAAATTATACACAAAATCAAATATCCTAAATAACTTTAATGCATTAGCTTCACCATAACGATCTACTATTTCATTAAGATACCAAATATCTTTAACATGCTTAGTAATACGAGCCTTACCATTTTTATCAAAATCAAATAGATTAATCTTCATTATTTAATTTACGGTATTTTAATATTTTAATTACTTCTGATTTCATATAAGGTACTTTAATTAACTCATCTTTAGTTTTCTTTCCATTATCATTAATCTTAATATGTCTTATATATAAACTACCTATTTTAAGATTTTTATTATTTTCCCAAGCTAAATACATGTATAAGCTTAATTGTAATACTGCATCATTATAATTACAAGAATCTAAATGTTCTAAAGGTTCATACATTTTTTCACCTACTATCTGAAATCCTGTATCTGTTTTAAAAGAAGATGTTCTATATAACTTATCATACACTTTATTATCTGTTATATTAATTGTTCCACGATTCACATTTAAATGATCAACATAACCTATAATACCATATTTATTAGATATTAATTTCTTTTCTAAATAAGTTTTACCATTTTCTAATTTACTATCTTCTTTAGTATAAGTATTACTACTATCAAAAGCTTTTATACTATAACCTTCATATATAGCATTTTTATTGTTCTTTAGTTCTTTCTGACAAAGTTCTTCTTGTATCTTAATACCTAAATCTTTTTTTTCATCCCATTCAGCTAATATAAGTCTGACTTCTACATCTACATTTTCCTTATCAGCTTTTTCCCCACGTTCTTTTAATATAGCTTTAGCTTTCTTTGTAGCTTTACCAATTCTATCAAATTCAGGTTTTAATTCTGCAATAAGCTCTTTTACACCTATATAATTCATTATACTATATCTTGTGGTTTTATTATACCTGGTTCATCCTTTAGCATGTTTATTTCAAACATTTCATTAGGTCTATTCTTTTTATCATAAACTTTAAATAAGAATGGTCTAAAATATTTTTCCAGTTTTTTATCTTTCAACATTAACTCAGTATAGGACAAGTTATTTTCACAATTTAAACATTTAAATATATATTTCAATGTATGATCAGGTAATATGTCTACTATAGCAGTACTAGTAAAAACAAAACAAAATTCTTTTTTTGTATATTCATGAATTCTTTGTAAATTATATCCAAGATTTTTATTAAAAATATCAATAAATTCTTGATACTGATTTATAGATTCTGGTATTAAACTTTTTGGTGTTAAATGCTCATAAGTATAATACTTTTCATCTTCTACTTTATTTTGATACTCTTTATATAAACTATCGGAATAAATATAACCCATGACAGCATGAAAATCTCCTTTGATGCCTATTATAAATTTAGTATTATCACTGTAGTCCCAAAAAGTGCATGTATGATATATAGGTTCATTTTCCCAACTATGACCTATTTCAAATTTATAATTCAAATATTTAGTGACTAATTCTTTTAATACCTCAATATTATCTATAATAATAAGGTGTTTAAAATCCCAATCCTTTAATGATGGTTTAAGTTCTTCTAATTTAGTATAAAATTCCTCTATTGTTCTCATTACAATTTGCTTTCTGGTATTACAA